AGTATATTCGCTTTCAAATGCACTAAATGAGCCACTTGAAATCATTTGTTGACCAATAGGGTTGTTAACAATAAAGTTAGATTGACCAGCAAGGTAAGTCATCATATCACCAGAGCAGTAAATTGTACTTTCTTCAAGTGGGAAGATGTCATAACCATTATCAATGTCTCCATTGTTTAATGAACTAATAGCACTTGCTAATCCACCCATAGCACCAGCAGTTGTATTTGCAGTGATTTCAGTAGCATATTCTCCACTTACTGCGTAAGAAACAACGCCTTCTAAACTTGTTGCAACTACTGCTTTGTTAATATTGTTAGCCAATAATGTAGCAAAGTATGTTGCATTTACAAATCTTGCGATTGCTCTTGGAACATTCATTAATTGTCCACGCAATGCAGTTTTACCTGACATATCATCTTGCACTTGCGCAATTTTGATTGTTTTATCAAATACTTGTGTTAAAGCAATTTCATATAAATCACTTTCAGCACTTCCTTGAATACTGTTGAAGAAACCACCATTTGTTGTATCTCCAATTGTACGACCACCACCAACAAGTTTTGGTCTGTTTACTGTTACACTACGAGCATTCATATCTTCTGTGTATCTAAAATCAGCAGAACGATATGGAATAACCATAATGTTTTGAACAATGTTTTCTTTTAAAATCAATGAAGCCAAATCTCTAACGGCCGCATTGTTTAATAAAGCATAACCTGCCATAATTCATTTTCTCCTTTCTATTTGTTAAATAATTTATCTAATAAATCTTTTGAAGTTTCCTTTGGCTTTGCAGTTGCTTTGTACTCTTTTGAATTTTCAGTTAATCCAAAAGGTTTCTTTTCGCTTTGTTTTTTAGTTAGTTCTTCAAATTTCTTGTCAAAACTATCTTTTAACTCATTAAACCTTTTATCATTTTCTTCTGCAAATTTCTTAAAGTACTCATCAAACTTATCTTCTGCCTTTGGCTCTTCGCTTGATTTATCTTCGACTTTGGTATCGACATTTGTGTCATCACCATTATCATTGTTTGCAGTATCGTCCACTTCTTCTTTATCTTGTGGCTCTTCTGCTGATTGTTGTTGCTCAAATTTTGATAAGAACAACTTTTGTTCATCTTCTGATAATTTGCTAAAACTTTCATACAAACTATCAGCACTAGGTTTTGAAAATAATCCCATTACTAATTTCTCTCCTTTTGATTAATTTTCGGTATGCCTACCTTTTCCACTCAATAGCACCATCTACCCTACTCTTTTCTCAATTTCGCATAGTTAGTGTTCACTCTATATTTTGTGGGAAGCACTTGTTTATTCAGTAGTATCTTCATCACTGCTTGCAGAATAAGGTCTTTCACTACATCTGCTATAATCACTATCGCTAGTAATTACCTTTTTTCGTTTGAATAGTCGCTTTAATAATAACGCCAACCCAAACTGCAATCCCATTGCTGGGGTAAATGGTCCAGCCCAAAACAATATGTATGCACTCACTATTGTCCACCACCAACCACTTACACACCAAGCAAGTATAACACCAACTATTACGGGCGCCCAAAATATTGCTTCTGCAATTAACACCCATAATAGCATTTCTTTATTGATTACATTTTTGCGCAACCACTTCCACGCATTACTTAGTTTCTTTTTCATCTACATTGTCCACCTTTTCAACTTCAACCAAATCATTTGGTTTCTGTTCTTGCTTCTTGTGGATTTCTGCAATTTCTTCTTCAACTTGTGTATCGGTCCATTCTGGGTGATTTTCCTTGATTGCTTGATATTCGCTTTCAAGTCCAGCCTTTACCAACTTAACTGTATTATCTACTGTTACACTCTTATTAGAAGCACCCGCTTGTGTAAATGAAATCTTAACATCTTCTTTTTTGCCATAATATGCAAGTATATCACTTATCATATCATTAACTGGTTTAGTTATTAGTTTTCGTTTATTGCTCACATATAGCGCAGTATTGCTATTTTCACTTGAAATTTCCCTTGCAGTAACATTTCCACGACTATCTTGAATATCACTAAACAAACTTGATGTCGCAACACCTAGATTTCCACATATTTTCTTTATTACATCTTCTTTTAATCTAATAAAATGTTCTTCTCTTGGCGTTGGCGCAAATACAACTGGCATTTGCTCTTTATCACTCTTGTTTGGTATCTTCTCAACAACAACATCATATGTGCTTTCATATTCATCATTGTCTGTTTTACCTTTGCTCAATGTTTGTGGAACAAATAATTTTGGTCTACTAATACGCAAATCAGCAGTTTCTTCGCTATCTATGGCATCAAACTTCGGTAAATAGTTAATAACTTTTGCCAAACAACTTTCGCCCAACTTAACATTTGGTATGCTTGTAACATATGGCGTGTGTTTAACTAAATACACACCGAGATTTCTTAATCCTAAATCTTGTGGCGCATTTAACTCTAAATCGCCATATTCATCTCTAAATGCTCGTTTAACCGTTCTTGGCAAGTTCTCAAACGCAATTGACAAATCGCTTGGATTACTATCAAACACTTCTGCTCTTGCATTGAGTTTGTAAACTTTATATACAACTTTCGGCATATAATTGCCCTTGAAGTCAACCAATCTATTACCATCTTCATCTTCATCATAGTATCGTTCTTCAACTAAACCATAACTATCTGCTTCTTGTCCTTTCTTGGCAACGCCATTTGTATATATGTTAACATAAGATTTTGACCTTATAACTCTACCACGACTATCTAAACTAACGAAAAATCTATTTCCAGCAAGGGCGTCAACCCATAAATTTTCGCCATCACCATTCAACTTTAACAAAGAATTGCCAAGTTGCGCACTTTTTAATATACTGTCTTTAATTGCACCCTTAATATCAATCTCTTTGTCTATTTCGTTAATAAATTCTAAATTGTCATCTTTAATATTCTTATCTTCGGTTGTTTCAAAGATAACACCTTCGCCATATATCAAATCTGCTATCTTTTGACATAAACTTCCAGCAAATTGTGTCGGCAATATACCTTTCTTTATGCTATGGAAATTTAACACCCAACCTGTGTTCCACATATCCCAAATTCTTACATTGTTGTTGTAATATGAAAACAAATAAGTCGGCGCTATTGTGTAAAACGCCGCATTATTGTTCCAAGTAAAATACTGATTGAATGATGTACCTATATGTTTATTTAACTCGGTAGACCTTTCCATTTTATTCTCCCTTATTTATTTATACCACACTTCTTTTGCAATTCCTTTTTTCTAGCAACTGCTCTTTCGTGCCTTTCTTGTTGCACTTTTGCTTCTGCTATTTGTTTTTGTTGCGCTTCGATTTCTTCTCTGTGTTTTTCAGCATATTGTTTAATTTCTTCTTCGTGTAATGCTAAATACACTTCCTTAAAATCGTTAAACTCTGCAATCATTCTACCCATTTGATTGAATAATGCAGTACCCATATGGCAGTATGTTCGCAAGTTTCTTGTAAACTCATCTGGCGCATTGTCAACATAATCTTTAATCAATGCCCTAATCTTCGCCACATATTCTTCCTTGCTCTCATCTGGCTTTTGTGGGTTTTGTTGCATATAGTTTCTTGCCATCAAATTCGCTTCTTGTATGCGTGCCTTTCTAAATGCTTCTGCATACTCATCATTTCTTTGATTGACAATTTCTTCTAATTCTTTTTCACATTCTTCCCAAGTTAATTCTACTCTTGGCTCTTTACCTATTGTTTTTACTGCGTCTTTAAATTCCATTTAATTTATTCTCCTTTCAATATTATACCATATTTTTGTACAAAAGTAAAATGTTTTACTCTATTTCTTCACTTACATCTTCAACCCTAAAATAATACGCCGTATTATATCGATAGGCGTCAAAACTATCGTTCGGGTCTTCGGGATTTAACCCTATGCGTGTCGTTAATGCTGTTTTAATGTCTTGTATTCTAACACTTTCCAACTCAACAACTAACGGCTCTTCATAAATTGATTGCCCCAAGGTATAATCATAAATACCACCATCTTCATAATCAATAATTGTCGCCCTATTGCTTGCCATTATGTTGTTCATAATCTCTAATGTCTGCTTGATGTCTTTTTTTGTCATCTTAATAACTAACCAACCATCTCTTTCAAACTCGTATTGACATTGAATATACATATCAGCACCAGCGCAATCTATTAACATTATTTTTTCAAGATTTGGTATTTTCTTGATTGGCACTCTATCATCATTAAACAACCCATTTATATGCTGTCTTATGAGTTTTACTTGTTCAACATTACTTAAACTCTTACTTGTCTTTGGATTATGTGCAAATCTTCTCAACACCAATTGACAATCTTTATCGTTATACAACACAGGACAACCAGCAGTCATATCATTTGCATTTGCTGGGTCTATTGCGTACACCAATGTATGTGCGCTTCTTATGAATTTATCAATAAAACTATCGCCATTGTTGTCTTTAACTAGCAATTCACTTATTCTCTTGTAATGTCTGTCTCTATCAAAATTAAAACACGCCAACCCATCAGCAGAACACCATTGACCTAATATCATTCGCTTATAAAATGTTGGACTTCTTTTAAATGCGTTTTCAAAGTCGGTTATAACATCTTCTGGCAAATGTTCTCTATTGTCATATAATGTCCAATGTTGAATAAATTTACTCTTGATGTCTGCATTGTCAATTAGATCTGTCTTTATGTAATGATTTGGACCTTCTGGGTTGCAAGTCATTACCAATTGACTAAACTGCTTGTCTAAACGAGTTCTTAACATCTCATAAAAACTCTTTGGACATAGCGCAACTTCATCTAAATATGCTAAACCAATACTTGTACCTTGTAATCTGTTCTTACTGCTTTCATCATTAAAGCATATAACCCAAAACTCTTTGCCAAATATCGTTACATTTGTTTCGCCACGCTTATGTTGTATCTGCCCAACACAATTACCATAAATAGTTCTTAACGGATTTAAAATGTTTCTTTCCACATTTGATAATGTCTTTGCGCATAGTACACAGTTTTCATTTCGGTGGTTTTCTATTAAAATAGGACAACCTATTAGAAAACTATATGTCTTTCCACTACGCACCCCACCAGTAAGCAAAATATTCTTGTAATGTGGGAATTTACTTATTGCTACTTTCTGCTTCTCTGTTGGTATTATCATTTACGCCACCTTTTTGACTACACGCCTTAACTAATGCTTCGGCTATCATTTTACAATTATCTTCCATTATGTTCGGCTCAAATCCTGCGTCTTTATAACCTAACAAGTTTTTTGCCATAAACATACACATACTCGCCGATTTCTCTGCGTGTTTCCACATCATTCTGCGCAAACTCGCTTTTCCACCATCTGCAAACCTTTTATATACAACCGAAAAACTTTCGCCATATGTTCTTTCACACCAAGCCAACAATGTATCTTCACATATTTCAAACACACTGCTTATTTCTTTCATTGTGCATTGTATCTTACAAAGATTTTCAAATGTTTCTTGCTTTATCTCTTTGCGTGGTCTACCAGTTTTTTGGTCTGCCATTTCTATCTCCTTTTGTATTTTTCATTTAATATCTTTGGAACACAATTATTCCACTTCACTTTGTGATGTATTCTTAAATGATTAACACCCATTGATTTTATCTTTACGCAAGATGGAGAGCATATAACCGAATAAAAACTTTTGATATATGTTCCTAAATCTAAATATATATCTGTTAAACCACCTTTGTTTTGTTGTGTGTCTAACTGATTTAAGGTCGCCCTTGCTATCGTAAAGAATAAATGTCCCTTTTGACCTAATGTAACATAAGCATTAACATCTTCATTTATGCTACCGAGAAATTTGAAAGGTCTGTCTGTTCTACAAAAAAAACTATTCATTGCCTTTCTGCTTAATTGTTCTTTCCACACCTTTGAGCCAAGACCACCAATAAAATCGCCAGTTTGAGCAAATGCAACCGTTAATGCGTTTGATTTATCTAAAAACTTTAATGTTGCGTTCACTAATTCATCAAAGTGTCTGCAATAAATGGACCTTAAATGCCCCAATACATCTTCTCTAAATCTAAACTCTGTGTAATCATCATCTAATACAAGAAAATAATCCAACCCTAAACTCTTGGCAATATCGTGGCAAACATTTCTAGCATAAACAACTGCTTTATGTTTATGGAAATTGTCTATTGTGTCTGTCTTTGACATTTCTTCTTCTTTATCAAAAACAATAACATCATCAACTTCCAACTTTTTATAAAGTTTTATTTGCTCATCTTCATTGTCGCAAATTATATATTTTTTGCCTGTGTAATTACATTTCTTTAATGTGTTTAATGTTATAACATTGTTTGCCCTACCGTGAGATAATATAAATATAGCAAAGTTATAATTAATCATCTTCACTCTCCATATCTAATTCTTCTATTTCTTCGATAGTGTTAGTTAATTCAACATAACCATTTTTAATGGCGTCATTGAAATCAATAATAACCAATGCCGATTGCTCCATAAGTTCTTGCATTGTTTTATCTTGATGTGCATAGTATTCGGCAATCTTGCTATAATCAAACACCAAATGTCTTTGCGCAGAATTAATTAAAAACTCTTTTTGTTCTTTTGTAATATCTGCTTCTTTAATCTTTTTGATAAGCAACTCTGTTTTTTCATTATTAATGCAATCTTTAAGTTTAGGACATTCACCAGTAACTTGATATTGTGGTACATCAATTTTTTGAGTGTACTTCGTATCTTCTTCTTCGGTTTCGCCCCCCCCTATTTCAGAAAAGCCCCAATCAATACCAAAATCATCTAAATCT